GCGTTATTCCTTCGGAGTTACTGACTGGCGTGGAATCTTCGGTACAGAAGGTGCTGCATAATAATACTGGGGGAGGGCAATAGTCCTCCTCCTTACTATCAACTTGACAGCGAAAGCTGACTCTAGCCACGACAAGGAGATACAACATGGCTAATACAACTTTTACAGGAGCAGTCCGCTCCGAAAACGGATTTAAGGTAGTATCTAAAAATGCTACAACAGGTGCATATACCGATGTTGCTTCTATTGCCTCAACAGGTATTGTAACAAATAAATATGTTAAGCACGTTGGCTTTGCAACAGGTGTAACAGTAAACACCACAGCAGGTGACAGCCCAGCTATTGGTGAGTTTACTCAGCCTGCAAACACGATCATCACTGACATCAAGATTTTCTGTGACACCGCACCAGTTATTGGCACAGGCGACATTGGTTATGAAGTTGGTACTTCTAGTTCTGGCGCACAGATTGTTGCGGCAGTAACTGATGAGATTTTGGACGGCGGCACGACTGTTGTTGCACACAATGTAACTTTGACTACTTTGGTTGTTCAAACTCAAAGCGGCACTACCGCGCCTGCTTCTGTGCAATACACAGACACCGCAAGAACTATCTTCTGCAACATCACCAATACCGTTGATGCCACCACCGCTGGTTCGTTCACATTCATCATTGAGTATGTGCAGATCGCTTAATTAGGAGATTCTTATGGCTGACGCAGTCACTTCACAAACCATTCAAGATGGTCAGCGAATAGCTATTCTGAAATTTACCAATGCCAGCGATGGCACGGGTGAGTCCGCAGTAAAAAAGGTAGATGTTTCAGCCTTGAGTGCCAATTCTGCGGGTTTGTCATGCAGCCGCGTGACGATCAACCGAATCTGGTGGCAGTGTACTGGAATGTCCGTGAAGATTGAGTTTGACGCAAGCGCCAACGTGTTGGCTATCGGGCTAAGCGAGGACAGTAACGGGTATCACGACTACAGTGATTTCAGCGGCATTCCAAACAATGCTGGATCTGGGATCACGGGCGATCTTGACTTCACAACCGTGGGTCACGGCAGTGGCGATACCTATATGATTGTTCTGGAAATGATCAAGTCTTACGCATAATGGCTACCACTAAAGACGTTACAAGAACCGATTCGGGGCGACTGACCTATAGGGGCCAGTCGTTTCCCGGTTACAACAAGCAGGTTCGCACTTCTGGTGAAAACAAAAAGTTTAAAGTTTTAGCCAAGAAAGGCGATCAGGTAAAGGTTGTGCGTTACGGCGACCCCAAGATGAGCATAAAGAAAGACCAGCCCAAGAATCGGGCAAGTTTTCGCGCTCGCCACAACTGCGATGCAGTTCAGAAGAAGAAAGACGTTTTCACAGCGGCCTATTGGTCTTGCAAAAATTGGTGATATTTAATGGCAACATTCAAAGACATGATGTATAGGCCACCCTCAGACTTATCTAAAGCAAGTCAGGAGTACGGCAGCTCAACATCTCCGTATGACGCATTAGACGATTACTTAATGCAACGCCCAGTCTATGACCGTGGCACAAGAGCTGCACCAAGATCCCCTACAATGTCTACGCTTCAATCTATTCAGCCTAGCGCAGAAGACATGGTTGCGCGTCAATATGAAAAGTTGATGGCAGAGAACCAAGCTACTGATGAAGCAAGCAGCTTGGCGAGACAAGCGGAAATAGACGAGCTAAGGGCGCTACTTCAAGAAGATTTGTCTTCTTCAGAAGACGCAGCCTTGGCTCAACGATCAGAGATTACAAGGGTTTTGGAAGGCAAAATTCAAGAGCTTATGTCTGGCGTTGACACAGAAACTGGCGAGTTACGGCAGTCTGGCTTAGAGGAAAGAGCTAACTTATTAGAACAAATTACTGCGCTCCAAGATCAAATTGAAGCGTTAGAAGGCGCTGGCTTGATGCAGTCCGATTTAGACCAAGCACTTGCTGGTCAGGGTCAAACAATAGCTGACTTGCAAGCATCTCAGTTAACCGAAGATATGATTGCCCAACAAAGACAAGCGGCACTTGACCCAATACAAGCTCAGATTGACGCCTTGAAGAGCAGTATGCCTACCCAACAAAACATTGACGTTGACGCTTTACGCAAACAGATTACAGACGAGGTTCTGGCTGGAATGCCCAAGCCTGCTGCAACACCTGCACCTGCTGCAACACCTGCTGCAACACCTGCTGCAACACCTGCTGCAACACCTGCTGCAACAACTCAACCTAGCGTATCTGTTGAGCCAGAAGCTGGCGCATACGCTGGCTACACTGGCGGTGGTGGCGGTGGTGAGATGGGCGCAGGAGATACTAACTTCAACCTTAACGATATTTATCGCGGAGTGAATGTCCGTGGCATTGGGGGAATGTAATGGCAACACCTAAAAACGTGGCAAACCCAAAGCTCTATGCCAAGGCAAAGGCTAAGGCTAAGGCTAAATTTGACGTATACCCCAGCGCATATGCTAACGGATATATGGTTCAAGAATACAAGCGCATGGGCGGAAAATATAAAGGCGCTACTGGCGGCGAGGTGAGCTTAGATCCGAAGAAAAGCGATCTTGATAATGACGGCAAGCTAAGCCGTTACGAGCGTAAGCGCGGCACTGCTATCGCCAAGAGTATGGCAAAGAAAATGAATATGGGCGGAACCGTTATGGTTCAAGGGCGCGGTTGCGGAGCTATGATGGAAAGCAAGCGCAAAAAGACGCGAGTCCCAAGTGCGTAAGAAGAAGCGAGGGCTAGACGATTGGTTCGGCGCAGAGAAATGGGTCGATATTTCAGCGCCCAAGAAAGGCGGGGGCTTTAAGGCTTGTGGGCGTGACAGCGCAAAAGACTCTAGTCGCGGATACCCGAAGTGCGTACCATCAGCCAAAGCTTCCAGCATGAGCAAAGGGCAAATTGCTTCAGCAGTAAAAAGAAAGAGATCCAAAAAACAAGGCGTTGGCGGGAAGCCGACAAACGTCAAAACATTTGCAAGAGACGGCGGTGAAATTATGAAAATGAAGACCAAAGGCGGAATGAAAGGCGGCATGATGAAGACTAAAGGCATGGCTAAGGGCGGAGCTATGAAGACCAAGGGCATGGCAAAGGGTGGCATGATGAAGACCAAGGGCTACGCCAAAGGCGGTGCTGCAAAAAGCACAGCGCCATCATCAAAGAATAGCGGCTTATATGGTCGCAGGTAGTGCCTTACCTTCAGAGTAATATCCCGCACTTTAAGTGCTGGGTTAGGAAGGAATACACACACAACCATGAGCAATACCACGGCGAGTTTATTCACGCTATGGCTATTGCGGTCACTACAATGCCTGCGCGTTGCTTGTCGTTTCAGTTAATTTTTACAGGCGCTGAAACCTACGACGATGATGACACTCCAAACGTGCATGGCGGTGCGATGTGGGCAAGAATGCCGATTACTGCGCTGGTTGGCGATACACCGTTTGAAGAATGGCCTGAGCCAATGCCTGTTTGGGCGGCTCAACCTTGGGACTGTAGCTCGCACACTCACGCGGTTTACGTCTTAGATAGAGCAACACCAACGCCTTGGCTTGCCTTGATCGACGGCGAAATGTACCCAGCAAAGTATATGTTTACTGTAGATTACTCCGAAAACGAGATTGCAGATGACCCAGCACAGCACAAACAAAGCCATGTTTTGGAGCTTCTTGACGCTGGGAAGTGGACTGGAAATATTGTGGCATTGCCAAACAATCGGGTAAGAGTTACGCACCCTGCATGGTTTGAAACGGGCGAAGGTGCGCCAGACTTTAGGCCATCACAGCATATCCACTACTCGAAAAGTGATTTAGACTATACCCTTGACGTTAATCAGGTTTTCAACAACCTATACGCAGGTGACAAAGATGGCGGTAAGCGGAAGTAAAGATTTTGAATTAGACGTAGCGGACTACGTTGAAGAAGCCTTTGAGCGTTGTGGTTTAGAGCTTCGCACTGGCTATGATTTGAAGTCTGCAAATCGCTCGCTAAACCTTATGCTGAGTGAGTGGGCTAACCGTGGTTTAAACCAGTGGACGATTAATCAAAAAGTTTTGCCGATGGTCAAAGACTCAACCTCTTATACCATTGACGCAACCACCCCGACTGCAACTATTGACGTGCTTGATGTTTTCATCAGAGAGACGATTGGCGGCGTTTCTACTGACGTGCCTTTGAGCCGAATGTCCCGCAGCGAGTACGCGAACCTTTCCACAAAGACAACGACTGGCAAACCAAATCAATACTTAATCGACAAGCAGATTAGCCCGACCATCACTGTTTGGCCTGCCCCAGACCAAAGCTCAAAGTACGAGCTGTATCTAAACGTCTTGAGTCGCATGGATGATGCAGACGCTGGGGCAAACACTTTGCAGATCCCTTTTCGGTTTTACCCATGCTTGGCTGCTGGCCTTGCGTATTATCTGGCACTCAAGCGAGCGCCTGAGAAAGTATCTATGCTCAAGCAATTGTACGAAGAAGAGTTTGAGAGGGCGCTGAGCCAAGACCAAGACAGGGTTTCGTTTAGAATTGCACCTGACCTGCGCGGATACAACTTAGGGTAATGGCTTTTGCATCCAACCATCGAGCGTATGGAATCTGTGACATCACAGGATTTCGCTATCGCCTAAAAGACATGAAGATGACATGGGACGGTTTGCTTGTTGGGCCTGACCAGTGGTCGCCAAAGCACCCGCAGCTTATGCCCAAGCCAAGCCCTGTAGATCCAGAGGCTTTACAGATCTCTAGGCCAGACCAAGCGGCAGGCGGTAACGACAATAATTTTTTCAGTGTTTACACGAACACCGGCCTTGGTAAATTAGGCACAACTTTGCAAACTTTTGGACTTTCAGTTAATGTAGGCGCTGTGGAGGTAACCACGTCATGAGTTTTACTCTTTCAACTTTGAAGACGGCGGTGCAAGATTATTTGCAGGTGTCAGAGACAGCGTTTACTAGCCAGTTGGATACATTTATCCAAGAGGCTGAGAGTCGTATCTTTAAGTCTGTGCAGCTCCCTGAGCAGCGCAAGAACGTAACTGGAGCGGCGTCTTCGGGTAATCGGTTTTTGGCAACGCCAACTGATTTTTACGCTCCGTTTTCATTGGCAGTAATTGATAGCGACAACAAATACACTTATTTGGATTTTAAGCATCCTTCTTTTTTGAAGGAGTACAGCCCAACATCGACAACGACTGGCAAGCCAAAGTATTACAGCTTGTTTGACCAGTCGGCGTTTGAGATGGCCCCTGTACCAAATTCAAATTATACGGTTGAGTTGCACTACCTATTCAAGCCAGCGTCACTGACTGCTGGCGCGGATAGCGGTACAACATTGTTATCAACAGACCACCCTGACCCGCTGCTTTACGGCACGTTGGTCGAGGGCGCTATTTTCTTGAAAGAAACTCCTGACGTGATTGCTCAATTTGAAGCACGGTTTAAGGAAGCTATGGCTCGGATGAAGAATCTGAGTGAAGGCCGAAATACCCGTGACGAATTCAGATATGACTTATTGCGTACAGGGGTAACTTAATTGGAAAAAATAAAAGAGCTTAAAGGTAAGAAAATAGCAATTATTGGTCTGGGAGCTTCTCAGATCGACTACGTTATTGGCGTTGAAAACAGTATGCAGTGGGACGAGGTATGGTGTATCAATTCTGCCATCTCCGTATTCGACTGCGATAGAGCCTTCATTCTTGACCCAATGGAGCGGTTTCTTGATTCGGATGACGCTGGCGCTCAAACAGACGTCATGCGTAGAGTTCTCCCCACCTTTGATAAACCAATATATTCCTGCGGCCTAGATGAGCGCGTTCCTGCGGTTGTCGAATATCCTTTGCATGAGGTTATGCAGGAGTTCAAGACCGCTTACTTCAACACCACTGTCGCCTTAACGGTAGCCTTTGCTTTGTGGTCTGAGGTCGATCAAATAGACCTTTTTGGCATTGATTTCTCTTACCGAAACAACCTGCACTTTGCTGAAGCTGGCAGAGCCTGCGTTGAATTCTGGCTATCCAAGTGCATCAGTGCAGGCATTAAAGTAGGCGTATCCCCAAGGTCATCTTTGCTGGACTATAATGTAGAGCCACATGAGCGGCTTTACGGTTACCACAGGCTAGAAGATCCGCTTGTCGCGCTGTCATCAGAAGATGATGAGTGGCTTATCTGCCCTCGCTCGCAAACCGAAGAGATGATCAAAAAATACAATATAAAGATGGCTGAGTTGCCCCGCGCTCCAGAGCCATATAAGGGCTAGATATGTCAGGTAATGGAACTTTTGAAATCGGCAACGTGATGGTTTCAACAACAAACAACAAGGGCCATGACCCTGAGTTTTGGGCTGAGCAGATCACAAATAAGATTGTATCGGTGTCAGCCAATGCAGAACCGCACGTCAGGCAGCAAGCCTTGGCTTTCCGATCCTTCATTTATGAAGTAATATTGGCAGGAACTAAGAGTGCAATTGCTTCAGATCGCGTTACAATACGGGGAATGTTAAGCGCACAAGGCCATGAGGATATGGCTAATATTATTAAGGAGCTTTGATATGGCTATTACCTCGGCGGTTTGCTCATCCTTCAAACAAGAAGTTCTTGTCGGTACTCACAACTTCACTGCTACCTCTGGTAACAGCTTCAAGCTTGCGCTGTACACTTCAAGCGCAACACTAGGCGCGGCTACAACTGCGTTTACAACTACAGGCCAAGCGAGCGGCACAAACTACACCTCTGGCGGTAATGCGCTAACAAACATTACCCCAGTATTGAGTGGCACCACCGCAGTATGCGACTTTGCCGACCTTACGTTTGGCACGGCAACCGTCACAGCAAGGGGCTGCATGATCTATAATGACACCAACTCTGACAAGGCTGTTTGTGCAATAGACTTTGGTGGTGACAAGACCTCTACCGCTGGCGATTTTACGGTGGTTTTCCCATCACCAACCGCCACTGGCGCAATCATACGGTTGGCATAGATGTCTAATGGCACTATCCAAAGTAGAATTTCAGCCGGGAATCAATAAAGAAGAAACCGACTACGCCGCTTCGGGCGGTTGGGTTGACGGAAACTTAATAAGATTCAGAAAGGGCCGCGCAGAAAAAATGGGCGGCTGGTTTAAGAGAGGTGGCAATACCTTTCTGGGCATCTCTCGCGCCCTGCATAGTTGGATCTCTTTAGCGGCAACCAAATACATCGGTGTCGGCACCACATTCAAATACTACATCGAAGACGGTGACCTCTATTACGATGTAACGCCACTACGCAAAACGTCAACGAACTCCATTACCTTTTCTGCAACTGACGGCTCATCCACAGTCACAGTCACTGACAGCAGCCACGGGGCTGTGACCAATGACTTTGTGACGATATCTGGCGCAGCCAGTCTTGGCGGTTTAGTGACTGCCGATGTGCTGAATCAGGAGTATCAAATCCTGTTGGTTACGGGCACAAACACTTACACCATCACGGCTAAAGACACCTCTGGCGCTACCGTCACGGCAAACAGCAGCGACTCAGGCAACGGCGGTTCTGGCGTTGACGGCTCTTATCAGATCAACGTGGGCCTAGATACCTACGTTCAGGGCACTGGATGGGGTGTTGGCACTTGGAGTTCAGGCACGTTTGGTTCTGCAAGCGCGGTATCTTCAGTCAACCAGCTAAGAATATGGACGCACGACAACTTTGGTGAAAATCTCATCATGAACGTGCGTGGCGCTGGAATTTACCGATGGGTCGAAAACAACGGCACCAGTGTTAGGGCGTTGCTTTTGTCTGGCATCACTGGCGCAAACTTGGTGCCAACCGTTGGCTTGCAGGTCATTACCAGTGAAACCGACAGGCATCTTATTGTCCTTGGCGCTGACCCCATTTCGAGCGGTGCGAGGACGGGAATTGTTGACCCCATGCTTGTGGCGTTCAGCACGTCTGAGGACGAGCTGGAGTTTGAGCCGTTAGCAACCAATAGCGCAGGTGATGTGCGGTTGTCAGCAGGATCGTTCATTGTCGGCGGCTTGAAGTCTCGGCAAGAGGTCTTGATTTGGACTGACACAAGCCTGTACAGCATGAACTTTATCGGGCCACCGCTAACCTTTGCGGTCAACCTGATCAATGAAGGCTCTGGTCTAATTGGGCCAAAGGCCGCAGCAAATGCGCCAAACGGTGTGTACTTTGCGAGCAAGACTGGCTTCTTCTTTTACAATGGCTCGGTTCAAAGGCTCCCATGCACGGTTCAGGAGTATGTCTTTGAAGACCTAGACTTGAGCCAAGCGTTCAAGTGTCATATGGGCATCAACTCAGAGTTTGGTGAGATGTGGTTTTTCTACCCAAGCCTTGAAGACGGCACTGGCGAGATCAGCCGATACGTTATCTATAACTACGAAGAAAACCATTGGAGCATCGGCAGCTTGGTTCGATATTCGTGGATGGATGCTGGCATCGAGGATCAGCCTGTTGCGTCGGTGACAACCAGCTCTGGCAACTGTTTGTTTGATCACGAAAAAGGCTTTGATGATTACAATGACCCCATGTCAAACGTATTTATTGAGTCGGCTGACCTAGATATATCTGACGGCGAAAACTTTGCCTTCGTAAAACGCATCATTCCAGACATTGCTTTTGTTAAAGAAAGCGGCGTCAGCAACTCACCAGCAATGAATATCGTGCTCAAACGCAGGGACTTTCCCAACCAGTCGCTTACCACAGATTCTACGACTCAGGTGACCGAGAGCAGCACCCAAAACAACGTGCGTAGCAGGGCCAGACAGCTTGTGCTGCGATTTGAAAGCGACGATGACAACACCAGCGGCAACCAGCTTGGCTACAAATGGCGGCTCGGCGCAACGAGACTAGACCTTCAGCAAAGCGGCAGGCGCTAAGTGAGCCGCCTGCTTGAGACTCGGCTGCCTATCGCCGTTGGCGAAAAGGTCGATACAGGCACGTTCAACCGACTGGTTCGCATCATTGAACTAAACCTTGGGTCGGTGGACTTCACCATCTCGCCCCACTTCAATGCGACTGAAATCAGTCAGCTTCAGTTTGCAACGGGTAGTATAATCTTCAATACTACAACCGAAATACATCAAGCGTTTGATGGCAATACGTTTAGAGACTTGTACAGCCATCAGACTTACCCAACAGGCCAAGCAGCCACCTTCGGCTTAGGGTCTGTAACCGGGAGTATAGGATAATGATGCAACTTGAAAACGCTTTGATAAATGTTTTGTCAGCAAAAGAGCGGCAATCAG